GCACCACCTGCAGCGGTCCGGTAGAGCTTGTAACCCGTCGCACCAGTAACGACGTTCCAGTTGACAGTGTTCGAGTTGGTAGAACCTGCACCCGTGGTGACCGTCTGCTCGTTGCTGACAAGCGTCTCACCGGCAGTATTCGTCGCAGTCAGAACGTACTTGTACGTAGACGTAGCAGGCAGCGTGCCGCCAGCCGTTGACGACGTAGCAGCAAGCTGAACAGGCGCAGCGAGCTGCTCTAGCGCCAATCCCAGGAAGCCGCCACCACCAATACCGTATCCCACTTTACACCACCTTACTGGTTGTAGTTCGGCTGCATGGGAAGAAGCGTAAGCGACTCCGCCTGTACAGTAAGACGCGCTGCACGAAATTCAGTCTTGCTGCGCAACGAAACACCAAAGTCAGTACGTACGACTAGGCAGTTGATAACGATTCCGCCTAGCGTAGGATCAGCGTGTAGGATAGTCTCGATGGACTCTGCTAGCTGGCTAGCAAGGTGAAGATTCAACTGTGCATCCTGAACCTGACCTGCCTGAACCAGCACGAAGCATTCGAAAGCGTTCTTAACCCGCCTAGGTGCTCCGGCAGGGTTGCGTACCTTACCACCAGGAATGACTTCTACAGCAGGCGTGCGTGGAATCTTAGTCTGCTCACCATACCAGATATCTGCAACGGCTAAGTCGGTCTGCTTAGCCGTAATCAGATTCTGAATAGTCGCAGCAAAGGTTTCGAGGCTATCAGTGGGTGTGGTCATCTCTATCACCCAAACCCTGCAGCAGCAACCCGCATGGCAATCCAGGAATCGAACTCAGCATCAATCTTATCCAAGTCCTCATCCTGAAACATCACGAACGGGCGCGCGGGAATAGCATGCGCACGGTCAGAGCTAGAAGCAGCTGAAGTGCCTGAAGCCATGGCGACCTTAAGCTTAGCGTCCAGCTCGGCCATGACTTGCTGTGCTGCCTTACCTGCACTAAGCTTCACACCACGCTTGGCAGCAGACTTGATCTTACTCTGAATCTGCGCACCTGTAGTAGTATCGTAACCTGACTGGTGTATGGCACCATACCAGACACGATCAGGCAGCTGCTTAACGATTGCGTAGTCCTGAGTAATGTCCCACATGGTCATGAAGCCCATGTTACGCTTCAATGCACCAGACCGGACTAGAGTAGTGCTGCCTGAACCTTCACGGCTACGAATAAGCAGTGTAGACTCAGACAAAGGCACCCAAGTGTCAGGACGACCACCTGAAGAGAAGTTCTGCTGAATCGACGGAATCATGACATTGCGGACTGCATTCGTCAGAGGCACTCTGAACGAACGGATGTCAACACCCATCTTGTCGACATCACGAGCCAGGATGCCAATCGTTGGCGAGAAGTCAAACGCAAGGATTCCGGAGTCTTTACGGGGAGCTGTCATTAGAACACCTTCCCCACAGAGAAAGCAGCATCACCCAACGAACTGTCGAGGTCCGTTGGTTGCTGTGCGGAGGATGAATCATTCGGGTAGAATGTCGGTCCATCCGAAGCAGAAACTACTAGGCCAGGCATGATAACAGACCCGTTCAAAAGGCCTGCCATCAACGACTCTGCCTCAGCACGGAGAAGCGTGGCATAGACGTTAACATGTTCCTGGTCTTCCGAGTACTGCCTGTTATAGAACCAGGAAATGTACAGCATTGAAATGACTTGCTGTACGATAGGTGGCGTGGAAGAAGAGTCGGACCAGGTGCTGACATCGAAGCCCTCGGTCAGCATGCCAAGCACCTGGTTCTCGACCTGAGTAAGCAAGTCGGCATCAAGGACAGTAATAGGCAGCTTGGTCTTCTCAGCCCAAGACTGCGCCTGCTGAACCGTGATACGCGACATGCTTCACCTCACTCCGTGTTCTCGGTGTCCTCAGTACGCTCGTCGACACCCTCGGCGTTAGGGTTCTCCTGCAGCGACGGTTCGGTCGCCACTGCATCAGCCTCCGCGGCCTCCTGCGGAGTCTCGGGAGCACCGGACGGGAGGGTCTGTCCCTCGACACCGTGAGCAGTGGTGACACGCTCCATGGGACCCACAGGGCGCTCACCCGAGTACTCGTCGCCTTCCTCGATGGAGTCCGAAGCGAGAAGAGTGTCGATGTCGTTCTGGCTGAAACCGTGTTCCTCGGTGAGCTCGTCGCCGACCTGCAGCGTCACGACGTCTCCGGAATCCAGACCGTGCTGGATCGGAGTCTTGGCGAAGTAAGCCATGTTCTCTCCTTTCTCAGGCCACCGCGTTCTGGATGAGGTAGCCAGTGATGAGCAGATTGCTCTCGACGCCGACCAGCTTGAGGTCGTAGCGCCGCCGGACACGGATGAGATCCGATGCCCGCGGGTCCTCGCGCCAACGGTCGATGACCTGGGACTGCGAGGAGCCTCCAGTCTTGCCGTTGTCTCGCGCCTGACCACCGCCGAAGCCCCACACGAACTCGTAGCCGAATCCGAGCTTCTTGATGCCGGGAGCACCAGGCACGTAGGCGAGGATGACGTCCTTGCCCCACATGTAGGTCATGTTCGCCGAGGTGACGGACACACCTGCACCAGCGGTGGAGTAGCCGACACCCGGAACCAGAACTCGATCGATACCCAGAACCGAGGAGATGATGTCCGGAGTGAGGATCGCCCGCTCCGAGTACTTGATGCGCTCGATGAAGTCCGGGTGGTCCTCGAGCTGCGTCATCACCTGGTACGGGAAGATGGCGAGGTTCGGGTTCTTGAAGATCTTCGCATTGATCGCCCTGATGCCCGTCTTCACATCCGAGATCGGGTTGGACGTAGCGTAGTTTGCACTGTTCCACTGAGCAGTACCAGACAGCGTGACACTGTTGCCAGACGCGTAGTTACCGATCGTACGCGCCATGTTCATCATGTTGAGTTCGCGGCTGAACATGATGCGGTCAGTGACGAGCTCGACAGCATCCTGATCAGGCTGCAGAGGGATGTCGGCGTTCTGCCGCTCCTCGTCCGTGACCGCGATCTGAAGGGCGTGCTCGGATGCGTAGTACGAGTCCGTGCTGACCTTCAGGCCAGGAATCTCGTTCGCAACCGTACCAGGCGCACGAACGTCCGCAGCTTCCACCTTGAAGAACTCACGGTCGAAGATGTAGTACTTGTTGGACTGCTTCGCCACAGGCACGGCCGGAAAGAGCTCCGGCCCGACGAAGCCCATGTCCATCGGCCACTGGATCGAAATCTGGGTGAGCACCAGATCGATGTGGACGGAACCAGACCCAGAAGGGCTGTAAACTGCCATGATTCACTCCCTTCAGGGGTCAGCTGGAGACTGCCGCACCCGGCGTCAGCAGCACGTCGATGACCTGACCAGAACCGGACGCACCCGTAAGTGCGATACCAGCCTGCTTGGTGCCTGCAGCACCTGACGTAACGAAGTTGCCCGAGGCGTCGCAGAACACAGGCGTGTAGATGGTGATGGCACCGCCAGTGATACCGCGAGTGATACCCATGATGCGGACATCGACGGTAGCCTTACCCGTCGCCACCTTGGTAGCGTCCAGGGTTTCCTGGTACACACCCAGAACACGAGTACCTGTACCTGCAGTAGTGACAGTACCACCGCTTGCATCGGTCGTGTCCAGCGTGGCACACGTGAACTGGTTGACAGTGGCGGAGGAATTGACCTTGAAGCCCTTGTCAAGAACGAAGTTCGGACCCATGACTTACCTCCTCCCCTTACTCGCCAGCCAGAGTGGACTGCCGGTACTGCTCGTACAGATCAGGGTCGTTCAGCGTGACTGCGTGAACGGCCTGTGCGTAGGTCAGGTCCTTGTTGTCGGCCTGAACCTTCTTGACAGCTTCGCTGAAGGCCCTCACACCAGTCATCTGGTCCTCGGTGCTAATGACCTTGCGAGCAACGCCTCGCTCACCCAGTTCGACGACGCCCTTACCCTCGACGAACATCTGGAGGATCTCGGCGAACTTCTTGTGCGCGTCGGAACCTAGCGTGAGCATGAACGGCTCAGCCAGTTCCTTGGCAGCAGGCGAGAGGACGTTGTTGCCTTCGGTCAGGTTGCTGAGCGTACGCTGCACCTCGGCAAGGCGGTTCGCTGCTTCCAGCACCATCATCTTGTCGGACAGCTGCTTGAAGAGCGGGTGCTCCATAAGCTGCGCCTCGGACAGGGTCACCGCAGGTGCCCCACCCTCGCCGCCCTTCTTCTCGGACATCTGCGTCTCCTTTGTGTTGCCCTGTCCGGGCTCCTTCGTAGTGTCGTCGCCCTCAGTTGCCTCGTCCTTGGCGAGCATACTGACCGCGCCCAGGATCTGGTTGTGGTCAGCATTGGGATCCAAGCCTAGGAGGCTAGCCATCTTGCCGAGGGCGTCATCAACACTTAGTGGCGCTACCGAACTGCTCTGCGGGTCAGTTCGCGTACCGGTACCATCATTAGGCGAAACAGGAGGTGCAGACGTAGCGAGAAGCTTCGCCATCTCCTCCGAGAGGTTGACGGGCTGAATGTTCTTCAGGAACGGACGGTTAGTGAGTGCGCCACCGAACAGAACGTCATTGTGAGTCGTACCCTGGTTGTCCGTCCAGGAATCCGTGTACTCAGGCGAGAAGTAGCGGTATTCCTTGTTCTTGATCTTGTCACGAGCTGCAGGTGTCCAGTCGACGTGGAGGTAGAGACCGTCGGGACGCGCGTCAGCCTGCTTGACCCACCCCGCAGCGACCTGCGTATGCGTCTTGTGGTCGTAGTCGATATCGAGATCAGTGCCACGAACCTTATTGTTGACGCTGGCAGCAAAAGCCTTCACGCGCTCAGGCGTGACATTGATCTCGCCGTAGGTGGGATGCTGGTACTTACCAACAGGAAAGGCCTGAATCCAGCTCGACGAATTATCGTCAAACTGGATACCCGAGAGATCGTACAGGTAGCTAAAATGCCCAGTCACTTACCGTAGCCACCCCCACTCCCCTTCGGAGTTGCCTTCTTGGTCGACACGACCGGCTTCTTGCCTACGGGCATCGCTGCGCTGGGCTTCTGTGTACCGACAGCAGGCTTCTTGGCCGTGGCTGCGGTATTCTTCACAGGCGGCGTGACAACCGCCTTCTGACCGCCCCTAGCAGGTGTCTTGCCCTTGCTTACGGTGGTCTTCTTGGGAGCTGCCACGGCACGCCCCTTTCCCTTGTCTTAATGATAACACAGTGACCCAAGGGGACACAACTGATTCGTATATAAGGGTACTACTTACCACTTCTGTCAGTCCCCGCGTTGCCCCGAGGCACAGATACCACAGGGCGAGGGTTTTGCCTCGGAAGCTGCGCGGGCGAGGGGTTTGGCGCACTTGGAACGTTTGCGCCAGAGGCTCCTCGTTGCTGGTTTGCAGGAGCAGGACGCGCGCCTCCACTACCCTGAGGCGCTGTGGCCTGGCCCTCAACAGGTGCACCTTGTGGGTTGCCGATGTTGCGAGACGTCGTAGGATCACGAGGCGGAAGGTCGAACTCGTCGCGCATCTCGTCCTCGAGCTGGTCGTCCGGAGTGAGTACACCAGACCCGACGAGATTCCTGACAGCGAACGAGATGGTGCGCCAGGTGTCTTCTTCACCAATGCGGCGAGCCTTGAGCTCAGGGTAACCATTAGGCGTCCGAGGGAAGTTGTAATCGACCAACTGTCGAATACAGTACGAATTGAACACATCTTCGACGCATTCGGCCAGGAACCGCGTCGACCTCATGAACATTGTGTGGTCATCATCCTTGCCTGAGCGACCACTTTCAACGTCAATGAAGTTTCCAAGCACGTTCATTTCGATCTGGTCGTCGTGGTAGTTCAACGAATCCAGTGCATTGACTGGCTGTCCCTCGAGCTTGGCGAAGACCAAGTCCCAGTTCGGCGGCAGAACAACGTGTGCACGCTCGTTGGTACGCAGATTACGTCCGAGGTTGTCTGCCAGGAGGCGATCGTTCTTACTAAACCCCGGAGGAAGCTTAATGATCGGGATACCGATACCATGACGCTCCTTCTGGATAGCGTCGATCTTCTCGAGCTGCTGCTTGTAGTACCAAGGCTTGTACGCAGAACGAAGGAGCGACAGACCAGTCATGTCGCCACCTTCCTTCTCGAACGTGAAGACAGCGAGCTTCTCGATCGGAATGAAGATGGTGCTCAGGATGCTGTAGTTGTACATCTGTACGCCAGCAGGACCACCCTTATCGTCAAACTCCCAGTACAGCACATCGAGAGGGTGACGAGGAGCAAACTTCTGCCAGCACATCATCCCAGGGCGCTCAGGATGCTTATTCGTCCAGACCTTCTCGAACATGTAGTACCCGAACTCCAGACACAGCAGCGCTTCCGTAAGCAGCTGTGGCCAAGAGTTCGTCATGCCCTTGAACAGATTCCAGGACACGAAGTCAGCGATCGCCTTGTCCTTCTTACTGTCCGAAGCAGGCTTAATGAACCAGCGTGCAGACAGGACAGGAGTCTTCATCAACCGTAGAGTCGACCGAACAGTTGAATCGGACCTGCGCATCTTGTCGTAAGTGCGCAGACCCTGAGCCTCACGCAAGTCAGGATTGTATTCCTGCCTAAGGAAACTCAGGTACGTCGAAGGACTAGTGGTGCCAATCTCATTCAGGTCAGGTCGCCCGAGAGTATTCTGTGCTGACCTGTCAGCCATTAGAACAACTGACTGTCCGTCAGGATCAGTAACAGTGTCAACGAACTCGTACTTCTCAAGCGCCTCGGCCCAGGTAAGCTGACTACCTTCCGCTGCTTCTTCGGTAGTGGTCATGGTGTGTACGTCCCAGCCCTAGAACCTGTACGCGACCACTTAGGAACGCCGACAGAAGCAGTTCCGAAGGTGGTACCAGTATGGACAAGCCTCACAATCGGAGCGGTGTCCGTGGCGAAGCTTGTAACAGTCCCCGGAAGCAGCTTGCCACCGGAAAAGACATTGACGTGGCTGTTGACCTTCAACTTCCGGGTTGCCATTAGAGGCCCCTGTTGTGATAGGCACCAGTCTGCTTGGTCGTGGTAGCGGCAGCAACTCCGTGGAGCAGCCGACCACCCTGCAACTCAGGCAGAAGCAGAGAAGCGCTACTCGCAGCAGGGGCGGCGGTGCCTACAGCAGGCGTGATGCTACCGTCATCGACGAACACGTTGCTCACCTGCTGCTTCATGAACAGCTGGGAACCCGTACGGCCGTAGAACCGGTAGGCAGTCGCACCAGAGGTCACAGGTGCCGTAACAGTTACAGTCGACGTCGATCCTGTGGTGACCTGGTTGGCTGTGGCGCTGGCCTGAGTCTCAACACCGTTCACGATTGCCGTATTACTGTACGTGTAGGTACCTGCAGCAAGCGTTCCGCCAGTAGTAGCGGTACCCAGAGTAGGGGCAGCAAGAGCAGTACCTGCATTACCTAGCACAATGGCAGTCATGGAACGGCCATTGGCGAAGATGTACCTAGCCACGTGCTGAAGGACAGTCTTTGCAGCCCTGAGTGGCATGTCGCCTCCTAGAACACTAGTTCGGATGCCACGAACATGCCGTGGTCGAGTTCAGAGCTAGGAACTACTCGCATTCCCGCTAGCCTGTTAAGGTCACCAGGATCAGGGTCACGGTAAGGCGAAGGAAGCCCCATGACCTCATCCAGGTGGTGACTCGCGCCCAGAGTGAACAAGTGTACTAGACCATACCTAATAGCATCCATAGCATGGTCTTCGACCTTCTGGCCCATCTCAGGAACGTTCGAACCGTTAACAGGTTCCTTCGACTTGTAGTTGTTGAACTCCCTGATTACATTCTTACAGGAGTGGTCAACATACAGCCCAGGCCGCTCGATCGGGCGCTCGTATTCGTCGTACAGGCCTGTCTCGCGCATCCCCAAGGCCTTCTTGACGGTCATTACACCGTCGCGCCAGTTCTCCTTAGCCTTGGGATCCGCGTAACACCCGACCAACTTTTCGCTGACAGTAACACAGGCTTCAGGGTCGGCTGCGTCGCCAAAGGCTAGGTCCAGGCGATAGCCCTTAGGCTGTTCCCGTGCCTTCATCTCTTCTAGGGCCGAGTTCAGCGTGACAAAGGCCTTGTAGTACTCACGCCAGATGTACACAGTGTCATCAGGTGCGACCTGGAACTCGATCGCCGCCATGGGGTTCGTAAAGCCCCAGTCAAAGGCGATGTAGTTCGGCCATGCAGGGTTGAACGTATGCTTCTTGACATGAACGGTCTCACGCCACTCGCCGTAGATCTTTCCGACAAAGGCTGAGAACTCTGCGCCGATTTCCTGTGCAAACCATTCAGGAATAGTCGAACGCTTCATCTCCTGGATCTCTTCGTCATCGTACCCATCAGGGTAGATAACCGTGTTAGCCCAGGAAGGGAACTGCCACGACTCGTAGTTAGGGCGATCGGGGTCCTGGCCGTACTGCCACATCCTGTGCAGCCAGTTGTAGCCCTCAGGAGTAGTAGGAAACGTTGCGAACCCTCGATAGTCAGTCAGCGCAGGACGAATGTACTTCTTCCAAGTTGCTTCCTTCTGCTTGGCCGCCTCGGACATAATAACGCCATTGAGAGCGTCACCAACCAGAAGATCTGGATGCTCTGCCGATCGGACCTCTAGGCGCGACTGCCAGGGGAACTCAATGTACATGTCCCCTTGCTTCTTGTTGTACGCCTTCTTGATTCGCTTGTCCCTACCGAAGCCCTGACCAATCATCAGGTCATCCCAAATAACCCGGAACTCCTTCTCGCCCAGGTCATAGGTAGGCCCGACAATCCAGTAACGCGTCTTCGGAATAAACAGGTAAGGCTCAAGGTCGCGCGCAGCCATCGTAGACTTACCAAACCGACGGCCGCAACAGCAGATCCGGAACCGTGCCTTCGAGTCGTGGAACCTGCGCTGCTCAGGGTGGGGGTGGTAGTTAATCGACTTGAAGTACTTCTCCTTGTCGACTGTAAGGCTCATTAGCTCACCCCGCAAAGGAACCCGAACCCCGATTCGGTACCATACGTCGTCGGGTCAAAGCTAGCAGGCAGTGCAATAGCACCACTGAAGTAACCGCAACGCCGCTTAGTCTGTCCAGGGCCGCGCGAGGCAAAGGTGTGGGAGTCCACAGGGGCACCGGGGAAACAGAACTGTTCGTTCGAGTATCCACGGATTAGGGCCAGGAGGTAGAAGTACGAAGTGCCAATACTGGCAGCGCCTCCGACAACTGCACCGCCGCGCCAGCCAATGGCACCCCATAGAGTGCTGTCGTCAGCCGTCGCTCCGAGCTTGGCGCCCGTGTCGTCGTAGATGCCGATCTGGTTAGGTGTAGTGGTGCCATCGTACGCACCCGATGTACCACAGGCAACCCAGAGGTTGGTCGCGGTGCCGCTTGCTGGCGTTGGTAGGCGCATGTACCAGATGAAGTTGGTACCCGCAGGCTGCGTGTTCTGGTAGGCTAGGGGATCCCCCGTAACGGACGTAAGCCCGTACCCACCAGGAATGTACAGTATGGGTCCGCTACCACCTGCAACTGCTGCCCACTTCACTCCTGTAGTTTGTGTGCTGTCAGCAGTGAGCACCTGGTTATTTGAACCGACCCCTAGACGGCTCAGTACCCCGCTACCGGTAGCAGCAAGCAGGTCACCCTTTGTAGTTACTAGCGACGAGGGCACCTTGCCTGCAATTGAGGTACTCAAGGTGTTCAGGTCAGTCACTAGCTGGGTGATGTCCGATTCAGCGTGCGAGTGGCTCGCAGCGGCCTTGTTCGCCAATCCAGGTACCAAGGGTAAGTCCGCAGTACCAGCAAGGTCCCCTGCGAGCTTGATCTTACCCTTCGCCGTCGTGGTCGCATCAGGCGTACCTGCAGCTGCAAGGCTCTCCGCAAACTGCTTGGTCGCCGCGCCCAAAGGGACAGTGGGATCTCCGGACAGAATCAAGGCACCTGTCATGGTGCCACCGGTCTTCTGAAGGAACCCCGCAAGGTCAAAGCCCGGCGCTTGTGGCACTGCTACGTGGTCGAGCAGCTGCGAAAGTGTAGCACCAGTTCCAGCCAATGCAATAAGCACCGGCATGTAAAAGGTCTCGTTCCATTCCTTTGTACGTACCTGCACCTGATAAAACCAACTGGCCGGGCTCAGGCTGGTGTCGTCACTGGCCGGCAAGGAAACCGAAAAGGCCCCATCATTATTGGTCCCTACAGGCACAACCCACGTCGTAGGCGTTAGGACAACAGCGCCTGACTTGTGAATCTGCTGTGTCAGCCTAAACTCGATGAAGCCAGAGTCAAAGGAACCGTCCCCACGGTAGAGTACATCGTGTACTTGTACGTATGTAATCCCCGGCACTGTGGGCACGGTTCCCCTCCTCAGGACTTCAGCCGACCGGACCGCTCTGCGCAGGCACGTCGGTGTTGGGAGTCGGCGTCGGGTCGGCCCCAGGCTCGTCAGCCTTAGCCTGTGGCACCCAGCACGCATCGCACTTCAGCGTGACACTGATGCTATTCGCATCGCCGTGTCCGTGCCCCTCGACTACGTAGCGCAGCCCCCACTGGTCCTGCGAATGCGCAGTCATCCCGGAAGTAGCCTCGAGGTTCCCAACGATCAGATCCCTGACTGCCTTACCCAGGTCTCCGAAGTTGGTGTCGTCGTAGGCCTTCAGCTGCTCGATGACCTCATCCTTGGTGCCAAGGGCCTTGAAACCAAACGTCATGATGTCCTCCATCGCGGGCGGCCCTAGGCTGCACAGATTCCACAGGGCCTTTGTTGTGGCTCTAGGCGTTGTTGTTCACGATACCCTTGACGAACTCAGCCAGGGCATCCTTCTGATCGTCGCCCTTCAGGCCTGCACTCTTCACAGGGCCGAGGACGCGGTCGGTGATGTACGTAGCTGCGCGGTACTGAAGCTGCTCATTCGCACTGTTGAAGGCAAGGTGGGTGATCTTCAGCGCCGCTCGTGCTGCGTTCTGACTGAAGATCTCGTTCGCCAGCTCGGCATCAGTAGCACCTGTGAGGTCCTGCTCCATCCTCAGTCCATCAAGCGCCTCAGGATCGTAAGCCATTTGGTCGCCTCCCTAGGCTTTCAGGACAAAGCTCCTTCCTATATGATAGCTTATTACCCGTAATGTACGCAACTTATTGGTAAATACGTGGAAAATCTGCAGTTTCTGGCGACTTTTCTCGTGTATATTATATGGTCAAATCTGCCGACGAAGGTACGGTATGACCTGGTAACACATGCGAAAATGCTCCTACTCTATCTGAGACCCAGGGGCATTGACTTGGACCAAGATCCTCTAGTATAATATAGTTACAAGCAAAACAAAATAGCAAACAAAAAAATAGGACAGGTCAAAAAACGATACTATCAGTCTGGAAAGGAACGGTCATGTCCTATCAGGACCTGAACGGTACGGTAAGGAACGATTTTCGGTTCATGAAGGACGGTGCTTATACGGACCGTGCTGCTTCACCGTTCAAGTTCGGACGGTCCAAGCAGGTCCAGACCGTCCGGTCCGGTAAGGTTTGTCCGGGTTGTGGAATGGTACGGTCCGTTACTAATAAGTGTGAATGTAACAGTTAGTACGGTACGGTCCTAGACCGTCATATATAGGTACGGTAATAACCCCTACCTATATATGACCATCTAGTACACACGGTCAAAAAAGATCATGAATAATAGCGCCAAATAGCGCGTATGTAACTGCAAGATCCCGCTATATACTAATATCAACAGCAAAACCAAAACCGGAAAAAGGGGTAAGAAAATGTTGAACACCACGTACTCCCCGTACCAGGCCACGAAGGTCGTCAACGGGTGGATCGCGAACCTGGGTGTGGAAAAGGAGCTGCCCCCGCAGATGCTGTACACCTACGTCGGGAAGGGTTACATCAAGTCCTTCGTGGGCGAGGACGGAAAGAAGAAGGTCACGGTCGAGGACCTGAAGAACTGGTTCGACAACAAGTACGCTCCGAAGAACCTGCTCAAGAAGGACGAGTCGGTGCAGACCGAGACGGTCGTGGACGAGAACCAGATGACCATCGACGACGTCGAGACCGACCAGTCCTGATCTGGTAAGGTGGGTGGGGTACGATCGAAAGATCGTACCCACTCCTTCCATACCAGAAGGGTCTAGAACATGAAGAAGATCCTGATCATCGTCACGATGGTCATCGCACCTCTTGTTGTTCACTACGGGGACGAGTCGACCCAGAACGAGGGGTGGACGATCGTCGGGGTGGGCGGGTACGAAACGCGGGGTACGGTCGGTTGGTTCGCATGCGACGGTCAGTGCTGAGAAGGGTACGGTAATGGAATTCGTCTTCACGTGCCGCAAACACGGTACGGAACTTCAGGGTCAGCCGTTGATTGGTCAGGACGCGAACGGGTCGTGGGTGCTCGAGCAGTCCGACATGTGGTGTGCAGGCAACCCGGAACCGGGAGACAACCCGGAAGGGTCCATGTGTAACGAGGACTGGAAGACCACGGTCACTTTCTGATAGGTGGGTGCGGTAGGGCGGGGGCCCTATCGTGCCTTCCCGACAGAAAGGGAAATGAAATGAAGGGTACGATCACGGGTGTGCTGCCCGACCCTTCGGCGCCGGCCCCTTCGGGGCCCGTGAAGGCGTCGTGGTGGAAGCACAAGCACACCTTCACCCGCCGTACACTGGTCGGCCTCGCATTGGGTGCGGCCATCCTCGGTGGCGTCCTCGAGAAGGCCGGCATGGACAGTCAGGTCGCTGACTTGCAGGCGCAGGTTGCGGCGATGCAGGGAGCAGACACCACAGGGGCGTCATCAAACGGGGATGTGACCATCTCTCACAAGACGCCGACCGTCCAGCACCCGAAGGCATTGAGTCCTTCGCAGCATCGGTACCAGTGCACGAAGGTCGGCTGACCTGAACTAGGAGGGGACGGTGCGGTTCAGCTCCGCAACGATGGCGTTGTGCCGCGCCGTCTTTTCCTGTTCGGAAAGCGTAGGGGCTGTCTCCTTAACCAGTTCCTCCGTTGTCTTGTACTCCGGGTCAGCCCAGGGTGCCTCTCCAGCCTCAATCATGAGGGGCAACCAATAGTCCCGGAACTCTACAATGGTAAGCGAACGGTTCTCCATGCGGTCGACCTTACCACGCTGCGACTGGTACGCTTTGTAACAGGGCTTGCAGTAGGGCTTGTGGTACCTTCCAGTCTTGGCAAAGTAGCTGTAGGGCCGGCTACGGTTACAGATGTTACACGTTTTCTGACCCGGAATATGTGGTATGACTTTCCCGTCAACGATGTCGAAGCTCATACTATTTATTATATAGAGGACCCTCTAGGGTAAACAAGGGTCAGATTTGGTTTCGTTTGGGTTTGATCAAGCTCTTAATAAAGAAACTCTATACCGATTGACTACAAAGTAACTATAACTATTATATATTAACCTAATTTTTATAGTATAGAAGATTCTGTTGGTTTTGGTTTTGGTTTTGGTTGGGGGACGAACGCTATAGACACCTCATTCTTTTTCTCCTATAGGGGACTTCAGTGAATCGTCACGAGTATCCTCTAGAGAAACCGCATGAATCTTCACAGGATCAAACTCTGATATACTGACCGAACTTGATGTTGAAAAGTAGAATAACCGGATTCTCAGTCTGTTTTCCAGGGGAATCTTCCCGTAAGTCCTCTATGAGGAACCATCACGACCAGTATAATATGACCTAACGTAGCCTCAGATAGACTCCGACACGCATCATTTGGCGTAGTTAGGCAACCCTCTAAAAGATCTTGAGGAAAAACCAAACAAAACCAACACCGACCTAGGATATAAGGAAAAGCGTGTCCGAGGGGCTCAAAGGCTTTTGAATTTGGGGCTTGATTTACACGTTGCTCCCGCTCTATAATAGAATTAGCATGCAAAACAAAAGCCTCACTGGAGAGGTCGAAACCATGCAGGAGTCGGACAAAGGCAGGCCGGGAAGGGACATCGAGGCCTACACCTACGCGACCAAGTCCGAATACCACCTGGACCACGAGGGCATCGAGGTAGACCTCGGACAAACAGGCATCAGGACTGTGGTGATCTTTACCTTCATCGTCAACGCTGCCAATGTCAGGGTGGCCAAGTTCAACAACGACCTCAGCGCGTACGGCTGGATCAGAGAGCACACGGTGAACAATGTCGGATAGCCAGAAGATCATAGCCTGGACCAGAGACACACATCCGTCACGACGTTGGTCCTGCACGTGTGGAGCCCGACAGTGGGAGCCGTGTCAGACCAAGAAGGGCGAACCGGTGAGCAGCAGGTTCATAGTGCACATGCCGCGGATGAAGAAGTACCTGCAGAGCCAACGGTACTGAACGGATTGCGTGACACAGAGCCCGGCAGTGACTCTGTGTCGCGTTGTCCATTCGGACGGAAGGGAAAACGATGCCGAAGAAGAAGGTTCGTGACGTGCCGATGAACAAGGTCCAGCGCAAGAAGGTCAGGCAGAGCGCCAAGGACTTCAACGCCAACCAGGGCAAGGGGTTCTTCGGGCTCTTGTTCGGCGCGCTGAACAGGAAGAACGGCAAGTGACACTACAGGAGCTCTGGGGTCTGGAATTCCAGACAGAAACGAAGGCCCTCCTCGCAGGCTGGGACTTCATCACCACTGCCCCTGTGGAATTGGTGATCATGGGTGCCATCGCAGTGGTGACACTAGTGTGGACGTTACTCTTCTGGGAGAAGGCCGAGTGACGTTTCAACAGGGCTGGGACTGGTTGGCTGTGCAGTTGAACAAGATTGCCTGGCTGATCGGTCTCTACCCCATCTGGGGTGTGGTTGCACTGATCGTGTTCGTAATCATTCTGAGGAGAAGGCGTTGACCGAGTCGAAGTACCCCGGCTGCACGAAGGTGGCAGCCGAGATCGTCAAGATCGGGCTAGCACTGGCTGTGGGGCTGGTCATCCTGTGCTGGCCGGCGAGGAGGAACAGTGCCCGACGCTGACTACGAGGAGTTCGGCGACACGTTCGCCTGGAAGGACGACAACGGCTACGTGCCCCCGCCAGGAGGGCGCTGCTCGAATCAGATCGTGAGTGCCATCGCCTGGATCTGGGCTGCAGTGGCTGTGGTGATGGGATGATGCAGAAGGATTTCGGACGTGGTGACGATCGCTTCCAGAGGATCGACAGTTACAATAGTGAACCCAAGGCTGAGAAGGCCTGCCTGGCGCTCTTGGTGTTGCCCGTGGCGCTGGTAGCTGCAGTGGGGATCCTAGTGATTCCGTTCTTCCGTCGCTGATTCAGGTTCGTCGGGACCGAAGGGTCTCGGCGTTCCCGAACCAACGAAGGATTTAATTGCGCCTTGAAGAACCACATGAGGTCGCGATATAATTGAATTGAAGGGAGATCAAAATGGACTTCAAGAGCTTCCGGAACGACATCGAGGCACCATCATGGCCTGATGGTGTCGAGGACTTCGAGATCGTGGCTTGGAACGGCAAGGAGCGAGTTCCTCTCGTTCTCGACGGAATCGACCACGAGAGGAAGGTCATCGTCCTCACCACTGAGCCGCTGACGCCGTACAGCGACGTGCAGAAGGCGGAACTGCAGCGCCGGCGAGAAGTGGACGCGAGCACGCACATCGAGACGCTCGCGGATGCACAGGCGTACATGGCCGACGTGCTCGCGCGCGGACCGATCGAGGTGTACTGATGGCCAAGGTGCACTTGGTCCTCGACTTTCCGGAGAAGACGGTTGAGGACCTGAAGCAGGCTGTCTTCGCGTACTGGGCTGAGAACCAGGAGAACGTACACGTCAAGGTCGAAGACGTGACGTCCGACGATGTGGCGAGCTGCTGGTACGAGGGCGACACGCTCGATGCGTTCGTGGAGTCGAGGTTCGAATCATGATGATCATGATCTGGTGCCGGGAACATTGCATGCCGGTCGAAGGTGATCTGCGTACCGTGCAGGTCAAGGGCACGGACAACAGCTACGCTCTGGACACCAGCGAGATGTGGTGCCAGACGTGGAGCGACAAGGAGCCCAACAAGCTCGACACGTGCCACGAGGCCTGGCAGACCGTCACCACCATCGACTCTCACTGAAAGGGAGACCATGACGTACGTGACCGTGAAGATCCAGACGCAGTACACCGAGGACGAACTCAGGGAGCTGGTTCGCGACACCGACCTCCGCGACTCAGGCGCTGACCCCATCGACCTCGACAAGGTGAGCGCCGTCGACATCATGAGCCTCTTCACTCGTGGCGAGTTCGACGGCGAGGTTGTGACCGAAGAGATCACCGAACGCAACAACATCGCCGACTGACAGGATTCGTTTGTATCGGGCCTGTGGAATCCCGATACATTCGTGTTCCGCTCAGAAGGGAGCAGGACGTGAATGACCACGATGAATGGGTCATCGATAGCTTTTGGGGCGACGAAGAGTCCGAAGACGAAGCTGAGTACTGGGACAGGCGCGAAGAAATTGAGTTTGCTCTGTACGAGCTCGATGACCCTGATGGGTATCTGTTCGAACCACAGGGTCGTATTTATGGGAAGGGAAACGCAATGACGAACATGCCTGCGCCGAGGGCTCCGAAGCTGAACCTGGAGAAGGCGCTCAGGGACCTGCAGAGACAGCAGGAAATGGTGGAGAAGCTGCTCCGCCAGACGCAGAGATTTCCGGATGAGTTCCCGGTAGGGACTGTCCTCAAGTTCAAGCACGTGTTCATGAAGTACGGAACGATTCCGGTGAACAGCAAGGTGTACGACTACGTCGCACTCCGCGCGGACAACGGCTTCTGGTACCTCACGTGCGCCGGCTCCAAGACGATGAACTGGGAGCAACTGGTTGAGTTCATCGGCGACGAGGAGGTCACGGTGATGGTGGAAGGGGAGAAGATCTGATGGCATTCAAACTGGTCGTCGAATTCAAGGACGAGGCCGCTATGCGGAAGTTCGTCGAAGAGGCAAAGTACGGCGACATCATTTCAGTAACGCCCTTCAAGGATCACAGTACCAATAACGTGGTCACGGGCAACAACTTCCACGGTGTTCAGTGCAACACGGTTCAGGGTGGCATCGTGATGGATGGCCGAGGGAGGCCTCACCCGTGAGCGTTCACATGGTTGTGACCCGACAGAAGGTTACCAAACAACAGCGCCGTCGTCGAAACCATGCACGCTTCTGGCAGTTTGGCACGCTGGAGAGCCGTGCCAACCACTTTATCTCGCCATGTGACATCTGCGACGAGGTCTACGGACCAATACGTGGTGTCAACCGCAAGGGTGTGATCAACGTCGGAGGCGTGGAAGTGTACGTAGACTGATTCCACAGGTCGAAACGTCGGGAGACGTCGGTCAGTGATGCTGGCCCTGATGAGACCAAGGAGGTGCAACATGCAGAACGGTGAAGAGGTTGAGGTACGTAGCGTGCCCTGGAAGGGAGTGCACGCAATCTACGTGCGTAAGGCATTCATGGGCCACATCGTTGAGGTAGGGGACCTGATCAGTGGGGGTACACCTCGGCGTGTGCGAGTGGGAAGGGTTGTGAAGTGGCAACAAAGCTCGAGTCGGGAAAGATCCTGACTGGCGAGACTCGTGAGATCTGGAAGTCCGCACTCAAGAAGCGATACGAGGACGGCGCCTCCATCCGTGAGCTCCAGGAATGGAGCGGACGCAGCTACGGCGGCGTACACGACCTGCTTCTGGAGGCAGGTGTGACGCTCCGTGCGCGAGGTGGTCACGCGGGTCGCAACAAGGGTGGCTCGCCGACGCACAAGAGCAGGAAGAGGCCCACGAAGTGAGCGACAAGAAGACCTTCCTGACGCTCAAGGTCGGAGTCAAGCTTCGGTTCGAAGTCAAGGACTACTCCTACCCGAAGACCGACGCGTTCTACACCGACGGTGAACTCGACATGGACAAGGTCATCGCCTTCGAGATCGAAGAGGCCAAAGACGATCCGGAGACGTTCCTGATGAACGCGGACTGGAACGGCGAGTTCACATCGGAGGTGGAGTGCGAGTGAAGATGACAGAACGTGAAGAGGGCTACGAGATCGACAACACTAGGGGAGCAAACAACTTCCCCTGGGCCGTTCTTGTCGCCTTGGGAATCCTTCTCCTCCTGTGGAGGTTCTTCCTGTGAACAAGACCATGCTGATGACACACCTGGGCGGGCCCGTCGCTGACGGTACGAAGGACACTTCGTCCAAGCCGATGCGTAACCGCTACGAGATACGTCGCGTCGGACAGTACATGGGTACCACACGCAAGCGCGACCTCCGCATCGTGAAGCACCCGGTCTTCGGCCCGGAGGCTCGCCTGAAGTTCGGTCCGCGGAGCTCCAACCCGTGGACGCGGAAGGTCGCTAAGCGTCGAGAGCGCCACTACGCCAAGCACGGCATGGTGTTCCTGAAGGCCAGGAACCGTGATAGCTGAGCAGGTGAAGTGGGCAGGCTTCTGGAGTCTGGTACTCGTTGCGAGCCTGCTCACGCTGGACACGGTCCTCGGCAGCCTTTTCGGTTGGATCAACACCCTTGTGAGGCGTCAGGAACTGAACTACAAGATCTGGCTTCCCTGCCTCGCGGTCACTGCCACCGTAGATGTTGCAGTTGTCCTAGTTGCTCGCGTGATGTGAAGTGATCTCACGGGGTGATATCTTCTTCAAGAAAATTATATATTGCCCCGTGAGATCCTGCTGGTGTCTCATGTAAAATAGAAATCAGAGCGAGATCAAATAACGCCCAAACGGAAGAGGAAAGAAATGTCCGACCACAAGCACGGCCACACCGCGGAGCTCGAGCCGGAGGTCGAGGACTTCGACGTCGACACCGACGAGGAGCTGGAGGACGTCGAGGTCACCGGTGACGAGGACAACGACAAGCCGGCGAAGGCCGAGAAGGCCCCGACCGCGCCGAAGCGTGGCGACCTGCCCGAGGGGTGGGTGACGCCTGTCGCCTTCGCGAAGCACATGACCGAGAACCAGCTGCATTACGACAAGCACGGCAACGTCGCGGAACTGAAGCCGCAGGTCGTGTACAGCTACATCAAGAACGCGCCCGCGACGAACCCGTTCCCGCACTCCGAGAGCGGCAAGCTCCTTGAGGTCGAGGACACCAATGGTGTCAGGCGCGGTGCCTTCCAGCTGGCTGAGGGCGTCGAGTGGTGGGAGAACCGTCGGAAGCGTGCGCAGGAGCGCAAGGAGAACGCGGCGGCCAAGGCCGCGAAGAAGGCGACGCCGGCGAACAAGCCCGTTGCGGGCCCGCTGGGCGAGGACGAGGAACTGGAAGAGGCCGTCGAGGCCGAGTGAGACGTCGCCGGCGGGAAGTGACTCGGACGCACCTTCCCGCCGGCTGACCAAGCCCTCGTAGCTCAATGGTAGAGCACCCTTTGAATAGTCTGGTGGCGACCCGATCGGGGAAGCAAAGGGCGACGGAGGTTCGATTCCTCCCGAGGGCACTGGTGATGGAAACGCATTAACCCTCGGACGTCTCGTAGCGGACGAAACCAGTGGATTATCACGCCCATCACCTCCAACTGACCCGGAAGAGTCTCGAGTAATTCCCTTCCTCGAGAACCCCGAGCCGGGTCTGTGGAGCGTTACCCGTAGCGTCGTCGCAGTTTGATGATGCAGGTCGGCAGCCTCAGATGTACTGTGCCCCCGTGCAGCGCATCGGTCCGCGACACCTCGAGTGCCCCCCGAGCGGACGGTTCGAGTCAGGCTAACGCACTGGAGCTCTACGACAACCAAATGTTTTCGTGCGCGAACTCGAGACCATAGGGTCAACGTAGAGCTCCGCCTACCCAGTGGGGACTGGGAGTGGAAGTTGGTGGTAACGGTTGGGCTGACCGAAAGCCATCAACACGGGGAGAAGGAAAAGCCCTGTGACCGTACGGCGTCTGGCATCGGCGTAGCGACGGTCACAGGGCCTTCTTTTTGCCTCGTGATTTCCCATTAGGGTTTCCTATATAATAGAATGAGAGGAGGTTTTCCATATGACTGATGCTATCATGCCGCAGATCTACAACCACTGCGTCACTGTCTACGAGGCAATGAAGGCCACCGCCGAGGTTATTACGGATCAGGGCACACCTCGCCGCGTCTGGCGAGGCTTCCTGACCAAGCTCATCAACGAAGACTGTGGTCTCGCTGTCCCCTACTACTCCGCTGTTCGCAACAACCTCGTTCGTATGGGTTGCATCGAACAGATCAACCGAGGTGGCGGTACGCACCCCTCGATGTGGGAGCTGATCAAGAACCCCACAGAGCAGCTGTTCCTTGAGAAGGGTAAGGTTCGTACTAACAGCAAGACGGCCGTCATGGAAGGTCAGATTAGCGATCTGACCGCACGGCTCGAGCGCGTCGAGAACATGCTCAAGAATGTCGGCGACCTCTCTGCCTAGGAGGAGCAATGAAGAGCAGCTTCTGCAACACCGGAACCTGTGTCGAGGTCGCAATCGATCCGTTGGATGATGATCTCATCACCGTCACAGACCCCGACGGCAACGAGGCTTGCTTCCACAGGGACGAGTGGGAAGCTTTCGTGAAGGGCGTCAAGAACAACGAGTTCGACATCGAGAAGCTCGAGGCGGCAGCTAATGGCTGAGTCAACGCTCGAGGAACGCAAGCGCTGCCCCAAGTGCGGCGAGCCTGGTGAACTGGAGGGCACTCGACCCTCGCAGGACGTCACCAAGAAGGTGATCACCATGTTGTGTCGTAACAGCCGGTGTGACTGGCTAGACACTGGATGGTTGATCACCGTCATGCTCGACGGAAGCCTCCCCGCCGAGGACGCGCCGGAGATCCTTCGGGCCAAGCCGAAGGCGTACCCGACTCTGGAACGGGGGGTCTTCGGTGATCAGCGCGAACAGGAGATCAAGGACTTCTACGCACAGTTCAACAAGCGTTAAGTCTAAGAGAGTCTACGAGTGTGACCCCTAGCCTTAAGGTCTTTGTATTGAGGCTAGGGGAAACGCTTGTTAGACCTAGCTTAGACTTTGTCTATTTGCTAGTCTATGAGTATCGAAAGCAGAGAGCTCTTAGATTGGGCCTAGAAGTGTACTTTGCGGTCGCTATATAATAGAAATAGGAGGTGAAAGATGGAAACCAAACTGGAGTACATGAAGCGCGTTCTTAAGGAACTCGAAGAGGAACTGACAGCGGTAACGACGAAGGCTTTGCACATCGCTGACGAACTGAACTTGCCAGATCACGACGATGATCCAGGAGCCTTTGAGGTAATCCTCAAGCTGCGTCACGAGGTTCGAATTGGCGAGGAGTACACGAAGCCGTTCGCACCACGTGCCGAGAGGACTAACGGCAGGATGAAGACCTGTTCGGAGTGCGGCAAGGTGAGCGGCGACGGCAGCAACAAGCACTACGCTACCTGCGGAGGCAGGCCTGAGCCGATATGAACATCGACGAGATGATCGCAGCCATGGAAGCCGATGAGCGACAGGACCAGCTCGCGGAGCAGACAACTGCCTCGATCAACGACTACGCTCGTGCACGAGGCTTCAGACCTCAACTCGTTCACTACCACATCAGGCAGAACCACATCAGGAAGATAAGGTGTGCCTGTGGACGAAGTGTCATCGTCATCGCAGAAGCCGACGCCGTCATGGTTAGAGGGAGGTCGGAAGCAGTACCGAAGGAGGAAAAAGTTCCAGGGAGCGACGTGGACTCCTCTGAGTCAGAGTGCTGATCCGCAGGACGGTAAGTACTGCAGAGCGTGTCACAAGTGGCATGGCTATAGCACTCTTGGCATGAAGCACGAGAAGCGCGGTGAGACCTGGGTATCACTCTGGGTCTGCAAGACAACAGGTAATGTAGTCGGCGAGCTTTGGTTAGGTGACAGTGGACGACAAGGTAGCAGAGGCGATTCAGAAGGATGTAGAACTTCTGAAGGCAGAGCAGGACAAGTGGACGACTCTCCCAACGGCAATGGAGGTTCCACCTGTACTAGTGATACTGGGTCAGATGGCACGTGATGCGGCGGTAGAGGAAGTCACAAAGCTAATAGACGCGGAACAGTTCGAAAGAGCACATGTCGAACATGCCAACTACTTCATAACTGCATTGGCCTTCGGCATGCACCTCGGTCAGCTCGGCTACACGTACAAGTCATTCACGCCCTTTCCGGGGATGACACTATCGGACGAAGACATTCGGAGGCTACTGAATGGTAACGCTGAGTGAGCAGCTCGAACCTGGCTACGAGCTCTTTCCTTATCAGAAAGTAGCGCTGGATAAGTTCGCTGCTGTCGACCATGTGCTGTGTGGCGACGACATGGGTCTCGGTAAGACACTGGAAGCAATCGCCACCGATCGCGAATGGCGTCTTCAGAAGGGTACGACACGTTCGAAGACGCTGATCATTGCGCCTCTGACTGTACTGGGTAGCTGGGAGGAGCACTACGCATGGGCCTTGCCCGGCCTGAAGGTGTACTGCATCAACCCGAAGAACCGACCTGCCTTTGCGGAAGCCTTGAAGCAGGACTACCAGATCTACCTCATTCACTGGGATGCACTTCGTCTGCTTCAGAATGAGCTGGCACGCACTGAATGGTTCACGGTCATCGCCGACGAATGCCACAGGGCCAAGAGTCGCAAGTCGCAGATGACACGTGCACTCAAGATGATGCGCCCGCAGAACAAATTCGCTGCCTCAGGTACCCCCGCCGATTCCAAGCCCTACGACCTGTGGAGTATTTTACACTGGCTCCAGCCCAGGAAGTACACTTCGTACTGGCGATTCTACAAGGAACATACGCTGTACGACGTCGACCCTCGTGGCTACCACAAGATCACAGGCGTCAAGAATACTGCTCGGCTACTCCGGGAGATCGAACCCTTCTACCTTCGTAGGCGCAAGGAAGATGTTCTCACGGACCTCCCTGACAAGTACTATAACACTATGTGGGTCGACCTCACACCTGCGCAGCGCAGAGCTTACGACCAGATGCGTAAGTCCCAACTGACCTGGGTGAACAGTAACTCAGGTGAGGAAGTTCCTCTAGCTGCACCTGAAGTTATTTCCAGACTGATCAGGCTGCAACAGTTTGCGGTAGGTTCTATCGAGCATGAGAGCTACCGGAAGAAGGAACTGAACAAGAGGTGGGATCCGAATCGCGATACTGAGCTGTACGATCCCCAGCGTGCCTTTGATCCGAAGCACAACTGGAAGTGGCGCGTTGTCAACGCAGTTCGGTACAACATCGTCGATCCCTCCGTGAAGATCAGTGCAGTGATGGACCTTCTCGAAGATAGCGACGAGCCTGTGGTCGTCTTCTCCCAGTTCAAGTCCGCCATTAACCTGCTTGCTAAGCACATGGCGAAGGAGAAGATGCCACATGGGATCATTACTGGTGACGTTCCCGAAAGAGCTCGTAGGAATCAGATCATCAACTTCCAGGCAGGACGACTCAAGTGCATGGCTGGAACGATCGCTGCGGGTGGTGTAGGCATTACACTCACTAGGGCCTCGCATGTTGTGTTCATCGATAGGTCCTGGAAGCAGGCAATCAACAGGCAAGCCGAGGACAGACTCCACAGGGTCGGGCAGAAGAACGCCGTTCAGGTGACGGATCTTATGGCTCGAAATACCGTAGACCTTGGTAGGCACCAGAAGCTCCAGGAGGAGTGGGGTTGGCTACAGCAAATCCTGGGCGACAGCGTTATGGACTACCAGAGCGCGGACTTCACCAAGGAAGAGGGTTGGATGTAATGGGTTACGCCGAACAGCGTGAGCTCAACGCATCGTTGTTGACGAACATCTACATCGGCGTGAGTGCCGTGATCAACGACCCTGTAGCGAACATGGAGAGAACGACAGAATACTACGCCAAGGCGCTTGAGTTCTGGACAGTATTGCTGAAGCTGTCGGTAGCTAACCCTTCGCATGCACTGCAAAATCTGAGTGACCAGGACAAGGAGAAGTTCAAGTCCATTAAGCACAAGCTGCTCCTGCTTCAGAACACTTACGGTTCCAAAAGTGAGTCTTGATGACCCACTAGGTGCTCATATATAATAAAGATATGAAAACATCAAAGGATAGGCAGGTCGGGTCTGGTCACCTGCGCAAGACGGCTACGCCTGCGAACAACGGACCGCGTATCAGGAAGTACTTCATCTTCAACGATAAGATCGTCAACAAGGACGAGTGCATCGTACAGGGTCGTAGTTCCATTCAGAAAGGCGACTACGATCAGGTCGAGGTTCACATGCACGGCCTGAGCGACACCTGCCCTGGCATGGAACTGAAGAAGCACGACATCAAGTGTTTCCGCTTCGGAAAGGGAGTTCAGTAGTGCCTAAGGTTCGTATCCTGGCGCAGATCACGATCGACACCGACGAGGTGGGAATCGACGTCAATAGCGTAGTTGACGATCCTGCCGAGGAGGACGTTGAGGACGCCGTCTACGCCTACTTCTCGCAGCACGCCGACGAGCTTGCTGACCTGATCAAGCAGCAGTGTGACGAGGAGAAGAACTACCAGGACACCGTCGAGGTCGAGTTCGAGGAGTGGGAATGATCGCACTGGCAATCACCCTTATCACCTTCATCATCGGCAGCGTCTGCTACATGGAGTGGGACAACCGCAAGCACTGGGAGGACGGCCGTAAGCTCTCGAAGAGGGAGCTGGCCACGCGGACGTTTGTTTACAACAACCCGTTCCTCGAGAGCATGATGGCTGAGGCAGGTCTCCTGTAATGGCTAGGTACGTGCTGGTCAAGTTCGAGAGGGACGAGCCTGGCGAGGAGTTCTGCAAGGACATTCGGGAGGGCGAGACTTGGGACGTTCCCTCACCTGACGAGGTCATTTACTACACCGAGAGCCTGACCGAGATGTGGCGAGAGCTGGTGAAGCGTTTTGGCTAGGTACGTTCTGCTTGCCTTCGACGACAACGAGAAGGCCGACGAGTTCGTCGAGGCCTGTCAGGAGACGGGTATCGTCTCCTCGAACGCGGATACTTCCTTGAAGCACTTCGCTC